ATGGTCACATTTGGGAATATTACACACAAACAAGTAGAGTTGCATAGCCTTAATAAAAAGAAAAGGAAAGTAGTATGAAAAAAGATAAAAAACAAAAAGATGTATTTGGATTTGAAAAAGCAATTAATACAGATGCAATAAATAATTTAAGCATAGAGAACTTAAAGAAATTAGAAAAAGTCCTTAAAAACATAAAATAGAAAGGAAAGTGAGGATAACTAGATGAAAATAACACTAAACTTTGACGGATTTGAAAGAGCGTTTAAAAGATATGGAAGAGGTAAACAATTTTCTTATGAAGGACTTATGGCGCTTTTTGAATGGCTGGAGGACTTAGAAGATAGTACTGGCGAACAGATAGAACTTGATGTGATTGGTTTATGCTGTGAATATACAGAATACAGTAGCCTTAAAGAATTTCAAGAAAACTGTGGAGAAGAATACGAGTCTATTGAAGATATAGAAAACGAGACAATAGTAATACCAATTGACGAAGAATCTTTTATAATAGTAAATTTTTAGAAAGGGGCAAATAATATGATAATAGAAGACTATTACACAAAAGATGAGATTGATTATATATGTATGTATTACGGGCAAATACCCGAAAATTTAACATACAATATGAAAGTTATGTTAGTAGAAAAATTAGAGAATGAAATTGTTAGTAAAGTAGAAAAAATAAAAAGGGAGATGTCTTAATGAGTAAAAGAAAAAAAGAAGAGTTTAACATAGTTGAATATGCGCATAGCATATTTGAGTTTTACAAAACAATAGACGCAGATAAAATAAAACAAAAAGAAAAGGAGGGCAATAAACGTGAAAAATAAAGACTTAATATTTCATATGCCAAAAGGAAAAGAAGAAGAAGAAGACTATCAAACTATCATGGATAATACTGATTGGTCAGAAATATATGAAAAAGAGCGAAAGTTACGTCAAAAAGAGTATATCAAAAATCAATCTTTAGATGATAGGGGTATACTAAATGATATAGAATGGAATAGTGAACCAAACAAACTAATCTATACAAATAAAATGGTATATGCTTTTGTATACCATGAGGCTAATTATGCGTTGTGGGCAAAAAGGGTATCGGAATACATGGGTTTAGAAGAGTGGACTGAAGTTACCTCGTTACTTGATGTACCTTTATTCTCATATATCGAACTTAAAAAGTATGCAGTAGCAGTAGGCTGGATAGAAGAAGATGATAACAATTGGTTAATAGAAAGGAGGTAAAAATGAAAAAAGATAAAGATGATGTGTGTAAACATAATAATACTATAACTAACGAGTGTTCAGATTGTAATGAGCAAGAGTTATTTGATGATATGTTAGATTATACTCTTTATGAAATTAGAGATATGCTTGTCGGATGCTCTAACAATGTATTGTCAGATATAGTTGAAAGTTATCAAAAGCATGGTGGATTTCAAGATAATAAACTTATGAATAAAGTTGAAAAAGAAGTTATAAAAAGGTTAAGTCTATGATTGATATTATAAATACTTGGACTTATGTTCATTTTGACAAGAAAAATACAGAACAACAAATTAATGAGTTTATAAAAGAAAATACTGATTGGAATGACGTTAATAATGTTAATGTTATATCTGATACTATAACTTGGAAATATTCAGATGAACAAGGTAACAAAGTAAAAAAATCTAAATCAAAATATTGTGATACTTATAGAGTATTATTTACTAGAGAAATAATAACTGACACTAAATCATTAATTGAAGAATACATTGAAAAAGATTGGTTTATATAATAACTAATAGAGAGGAACGGTAAAATATGAATACAATAAGTTGTCCAAAGTGTGATTATGAAACAGAAGCACTAATAAAAGATAATGGCGATATTGATGAGGATTATATCCCAGAACACTATTGCTACCCACTAAGCGATAACCTTGCAACAACATATTATAAAATTAATAATAAATGGATAGGAGAAAAAGAATGAGTATAAGCGAAATATCAAAATGGCTAGAAGAAAGTGGATTGGTAGCCATAGCGGGAGAAGACTTAGAACTAATCAAAGATTATATAGATGATAAATGTATAATCATAATACCAAAAAAATATCACAAAGAAGCCAGTTGGGACATGGGTTCAACACATATAGAGGAGGGAAAATAATGGACGCAAGAACTTCATATTTTAGTAATGAAATTAAAGACTTACACTTTAAGTTTAAATTATTGCGTAATGACCACGAAAAACTTAAAAAGAAACATGAAGAACTACAAAAACAAGTAAAAACCCTTATAGAGGAGGAATAAATGAGAAAACCTGATTACGCAGAGATGAGACACATGTTGTCTTATAGAGAAGCAGAAGACATGACATACAGAGACATACAAGAAATATTATTGTTTGGAACTAAGCCATATGCAGAGATTCCAGATGAAGATATTTTTGATATGTTTGTAGCAACATTTGGTACACATTATATACCAAAGAAAAAAGTAAAGGAGATTAAATGAATATTGAAATTAAAAAATCAGAAGCATTAATATTGAGACGAGCAATAAGAGATGTTGCTTGGTTGATATATAATGATGAAGAATTGTGGTGTAGCAAAGTATATAAACGTAGCAGAAAGTTAAGTTATGATTATAAAGTTTCTTTATTAAAAAATCTTGCTCGGATAGAAGCAAAAGTAAACAAAGAATTTCGAGAAATGGGTTATTTAAAAAAGAAAACGGGCAACACACGATGTGCTTGGTTATGGTCAATAACAAGCAAAAGATGTACTAATAAGTGGGGAAAGATGGAAGAAGAATATCAAAAGGAGAATAAATGATAGAAATTATATTAATATCTTTAATCTTTTTTATGTTAATTGAGGCTATTATAAATTCAATAAAATAAATGTTGTTTATTAAACTAAGCATTAATAAAATAAAGAACAATATGTGGGGTAACTATAAAAGTTACCTCGCATATCAAAGCAAAGGAGATAAATAAATTGATGAGAAATCATGAGAATCAAGAACAGATTAAAACAAAAAAGAACGTAATCATTACAAACATGGATAAGAACTTATGGAATAAATTTAAAGGCACTTGCTACACAAAAGGAATGTCTATGAATCAAGCCATATCAGAACTTATTGAATCGTTTGTTTCTGAAAACTAGGAGAGTAATTGAAAAGTAAATGTCCTGTTGACGTAGAGTCAATCTATAACGACCATATTGTTAGAAAAAACGAAGAGAACTATCAGAAAAGATATGTTGGTAAAGAGCAGTATTATCATGCTTCTGGTACAGGCACTTGTTCAAGAAAGTTGTACTACGAGTCTGTTGAACTTGCTCCTACTACAAATCCAGCAAATGAAAAGTCATCTAGGATTATGCGTTTAGGTACAATTGTACATGATGATTTACAGCAAGCACTTTCCGATACTACTATATATAGTAATACTATAAATAGTAATACTACATATGAAGAATCTATATATAGTAAAGAAAAAGATATATATAATATCCAAAAAGAAAGTTTTAAATATCATATTGAAGGCGAAGTTATTATCGAATCCTTGAACGTCAGAGGTTTTTATGACTTAGTGGCGGTAAGTGAAGTTGATGGTAGTGTTCATTTGATAGATTTTAAAACTATGGCTAGTTATTCTTGGTCAAGAAAGTTTGGATATAAAAATAGAGACCCTTTGGCTTCAGTTCATCAAGAGATGCAACTAGGCACTTATGGGTTAGCAATTAAAGAAAAATTTGGTAGACTTGATAGTATGTGGTTGTACTACTACAACAAAGACAATTCACAGATGAGGTCATACCAAGTTCCAATGGTTATGCTTGATAGAGCAAAAGCCTTTTGGACAAACGTAAACGAAGAACATAAAAAAGGCCTTCCAATGTTTAGAGAAAGATTCAGTCCTGTTGAGGATTGGAATTGCAATTATTGTAGATTTCTAGACCATTGTAAACCGCCTTTTTATAAGAAAAAGTAAAGGAGATAAACGTGAGTGTATTTCAAAAACTAAAAGACGTTGACATCTCTAAATTGGCAGAGCAAAAAGGTAAGTTTGATTACTTATCTTGGGCGCATGCTGTAAGAGAGGTGTTAAAAGTATTTCCAGAGGCAACTTGGGAAGTACATGAATATGATAATATGCCTTATATGCAAACAAATACAGGCTATTATACCAAAGTAAGTGTAACAATTGAAGGTATTACAAGAACCCAGATTCATCCTGTTCTTGATAATAAAAATCAAACTATTGATGCACCAAATGCTTTTCAGATAAATACATCTATTCAAAGATGTTTGGCAAAAGCAATAGCGCTACATGGTCTTGGTCTTTCATTGTTTGCTGGTGAAGATTTGCCAGACAATATAACTGACAAACAAAAGAAAGAAATAACTAAGTTTGCTAATCAAGTTAAAGACGAGGCTGTTAAAAAGTCTATGTTAGATGCTATTGAAAATGGCAAAGTAAACGAATCAAACTATACAAAAAGTTTGGAACATTGTAAAACAATTATTAAAAATCAAAAAGGAGATAAGTAATGGCTAACGAAACAGCTAAAATGTTTGACGAAATGTTAAACGATACAGAGAGTTTCTTTGTTCCAGGCGAAGAGACAGAAGATTCAAAACCTAAGAACGCACCAAACGTAAGAGGTGAGTTTTATGGTCACATGCAAAACTCATCAAATAGAGAAGTATCATGGACAAAAGATGGTAAAACATTTAAGGCCCTAGTGTACAATTATGAGTTTGTAATTGATGGTAAAAACGAAGAAAATGAATACACAAAAGGTGAGAATAAGTATGCTGGTAAAGAGTATGTAGGAAGAACATATAGGTCTAATGGTATTTTTAGATTTTTAGAACCTAAAAAAGGTGATGACTTTGTTTCAAATTCTTCTGGCAACAAAAGATACTTTCAATTCTGTGAAACTTTAGGTATAGAGATACCTAGAAAAGTGGTAAAGATGAACGGTCAAGATGTTGAGGTTCAGGTGTTACCCCCACTAAAAGGCACAGATATTGATGGCGCTCCAGCAATTGCAATTATAGATGAGGGTAAATCTTATAAAAATAAAGACGGTCAAGAGAGAACTCCGTATGTTGTTAAGTTTGTTAAAAAGTGGGAAGGAGGAGTAAAGAAAGATGCAGACATCCCATTCTAAAAGAAAATACACAAAAGTAGGATGGTCTAGAGAGTTTCTTATCAATACCTTGTATGGTTTTGGTATGAAAGGCAAAAGAATAAGTAGAATTGTTGGTGTTTCACCAGCAACAGTCTACAGACACATTAAACGATAAATAATGTGGGAGATTTTGTATATCGCGAGAATACATAGGTGGTTTGTTATGTGGTCCTCTCTACCACTGTTCTTTTCTACCTTTCAAGTCTCCCACAATTTTAAAAGGAGAATAATATGCAATGTTGGCATTGTAAATCAGAATTAATTTGGGGCGGAGACCATACGTATGAAGACTACGGTAAAGAAGGAGAAGGTGTTGTTAGCAACTTTACTTGTCCAGACTGTGAATCTTATTACGAATGTTATCTACCATTAGGAGGTCAAAATGATTAATTGGTTGAACTTTATAGTCTACTCATCTATGTTTATTTTAGGTGTGGTTTGTTGGGCTTCAATAATTGTTTACGTTGTAGGTTATTTTAGATAGGAGAGGTTATGAAAACTAAAAATCGTATGCACAGTAGAATAAAAAAAATTAGAAGGGAACTACAAAAAAGCCCTAATGGTTGGCCACTTTGTGTAATGGTCGGAGCAGAGTATACATCCACTAGAACTTATAGGAAGATGCGTGATGCGTAGAAATGAAATGCAAGCCTTGATGGGTAAGATAATGGATAAAATAGCAGAAACTCGCGATGCAGGTCAAAAAGAATATGCAAGAGATGTAGATAATGTATTTGCTAATTTTGAAAGAGTCGCTTCTTTTTGTGGTGTTAATAGAGAGAAGGCATTACTTACTTATATGATTAAACATGTTGATGGGCTTTGCGCTTACTCAGATGGACATCATTCTCAAAGAGAAGATGTTAGAGGTAGATTAACAGATATTATAGTATATTGTATTTTATTTTGGGGTATGGTTGAAGATAATGAAAGTATGTTAAACGACAAGCATTTTCCAGGATATGAAGACAAACTATAAAAAGTGTAGACATTGTGAAAAAGTTTATAAAACATCCGATTTCCATTGGAAAATTAAAAAGCAAGGCATTAGGTCTAATAAGTGCAAAACTTGCACAAATCAATACTCTAAGGCCCATTATGAACTACATAAGCATAGTTACATTGAAAGGTCTAGGGAGAATACTAAAAGGTATAGAGAGGATGCTCGGGACTTAATTTATGAGTTTAAACTTAGTAATCCTTGTTCTTCTTGTGGTGAAACTAATCCTATTGTCTTGGAATTTCATCATTTGGACCCGAAAAAGAAAAGAAATGATGTCTCGAATATGGCAACACATGGATATTCAATCGAAAGCATTGAAAAAGAAATCGAAAAGTGTATCATACTATGTGCAAACTGCCATAGGAGAAAGACAGCAAAAGAACAAAACTGGCACTCTCACAAACTCACAGAAAGGAGTAAACAATGGGAAGAGCAATAGATATGGAAAACGATATATCCAAACTAAAGAAAGAAGTAGAAGATATAAAGAACGTATTGCAAGAAATTTTAAATGAGGTAAAGAAAGATGAAAAGAAAAAAACCAACGTCAAAAGAAGTTCAGACAGTAATAGAAAATCTGATTCTACAGGTGATGAATCTGGAGGAAAAGATACTAAGTCTAAGTAAAGGTTTTATAGAATATATAGAATATAAAAAAGATTCTAAAAAGTTTGACAAATATTTACAAAGAAAGGAGGATGAACTTGATAGACAAAAAGATTCTAGAAAAAATACTAACAGAAAATAGTTGGGGTTTATATCTAAAAGGTAGACCGCTAGAAGAAATAAACACAAATGTTGGTGTGATATATAAGATATGTGAAGTATCAATTGAAAAACTAGTAGAAGGATATAATAGTTATTTAGAAAAAGAAGAATAAAAAAGGAGATAAAATGCAAGAGATAGCTGATGTTGCCACAGAGGATGTGGTATTAGGGAGTGTTATCTTATACCCAAAAGAATATAGTAGAATAGCGCCATATGTACCAGATAGAAGAGTTTTTACTCAGATAAAGGCTAAAAACTTGTGGGACAAACTAACTGATATGGTGAAAGAGAACAAAACTATAGATTTGCCGATACTTTGTTCATCTCTTACAAGAGAGGATAATTTAAACGGTATAACTACAGGATATTTAGTAGATATAACAACTGACACAGGCAGTTCTGGTATGATAGAGGCTTATGCTCAGATAATTTATGAGAAATATCTACTGAGAAAAATTGTACAGGAGACAGAAAGTATCAGACAAAACGCACTACACAAAGGTAGCGATGTTTATACTTTAATTAATCAGGCACACTCTCTTATGGGAGAACTTATAAGAGTAAAGCCAGGTGAAAAATTTACTATTGATAAGGCTATGTCAGAGACCTTGAACACTATGCAAGAAGGTAACAAGAAAATGATTAAGACAGGCTTTAAAGAAATAGATGGACTTGCAGGAGGGCTAACAAGGGGTGAGATAAGTATAGTTGGCGGTAGACCAGGGCATGGTAAAACAACTTTTCTTGTCAACCTCTTAGCCTCCCTGATAAAAGGCGGTTATAAAGTCGCTATGTTTAACAGGGAACTGCCTAACAGTGAGGTTATAAAAAAATTAATATGCATAGAGAATCCAAGATTAAACTATAGAGATGTTAGGAAAGGTATTGTTGATAAAACAAACGTAGGATTTATCAATGAACTTAAAAAAGCATCTAGGAAAATAGCTGATATATATGGGGCAGACAATTTTATTATGTTTGATAGTATCAGAGATTTAACAAAAACTGCATCAGAGGTTAAAAAATTTGAACCAGACGTTATTATAGATGATTACATACAACTTGTAACGCCAGCAGGAAGAGAAACTGAAAGAAGATTACAACTTGAACGTATCTGTAATGAGTATAAGTGGTTGGCAAAAGAATCAAACTGTGCAGTAATATTAGCATCACAACTTAACAGGTCATTAGAGTCTAGAAATAAAGAAGCTAAAAGGCCACAACTATCTGATTTAGCAGAATCGGGAGCTATAGAACAAGTAGCAGAGAATGTATTTTTTGTATACTACTCTTATAAGGTAGACCCGTCAATGCACTCAAAAAATGAGATAAGATTAATCGCAAGTAAAGTAAGATATGGAGAGTCGTCTGAACTTACACTTCACTACAATGGTGATATATGTACAATTTATGATAACTGGTCCATACCACACGCAAAGGAACTAGATGAAACAAAAGAATTACCATTCTAAAGCATTTATAGGCATAGACCCAGGAAAATCTGGCGGTATATGCTGTGTAAAAGGAAATTTATTGAGGTCTGCTAAATGCCCAGACTCTGCACTAGGAATGTCTGAACTCCTCCGAGATATACTACAAGACACATCTGCCAAGAATGTATTCCTATATATGGAAAAAGTTTGGGCAAGACCTCATGATGGTAGAAGCTCAGTATTTACTTTCGGACAAAATTATGGCCAATGGGAGGGGGTTATAACATCTTCCAACATAGTCCCTATCTACGTAACCCCTTCTCTTTGGATGAAACATTTTGAAATACCAAAAGGATTAAATAAAAAAGATAGAAAGAACCTAATAAAACAAATGGCACAAGACTTTGTAGATTCAAATAACTTTAAGTTTCATCAATGGAAGGGAGTCGCTACATTAGCAACAGCAGATGCTATTATGTTAGCGAAGTATGCAATTGATAAAACTGACTGATATACATGAAGTTTTTGGCAGCCTAAGTTTAATAACTAACAATGGGAGGAAAATACCTTTGGAATACGAAGAAATGAAAAAGTTTGACATAGACCTTGAGTTTGGTAAAATGGGCGAGGACTTTGTCAGAGACCTACAAAATGGCAACAACATGATAGAGGTCAAAACAGAGAGAGATATATGGAAGACTACAGGTAATATAGCTGTAGAGATAAGATGTAGTGGCAAACCTAGTGGTATATCTACTACAGGTTCTAACATATGGATTCACTTACTGTCTGATAATGGTAAGATTGTAGGCGGATATATATTCAGTGTTGACTATTTGAAGCAGAAAATAATAGACCTTAAAAAAGAAGGTAAACTAAAGATGACTATGGGCGGAGACTTTAATGCTAGTCAAATGGTATTGATACCTAGAACAGAATTATTTTAAGTTATTTATTTTTTTTAAAGCTTTTACGTATTTTGGATTTAACTGGAAGTCAAACTTTGTAATTACATCATCCATATTCTTTTTTCTTAGTTGGAATGTAATTTTTTCAGCCATTTTTTCCATTCTTTTTTCATAAATATTATACGTTTCTAATACAACCTTCTTTTCTTCTGGGTCTAATGTTGCTAAAAAAGCAGTAATATCATTAATTACTTTTCCATCATCTAAAACAAATGAGTATGGTACAGGATTAAGTCTTGCTAAAGTATTTTTCATATTAGTTGCGGCTTTTTCTACACTAGATTTCAAATTATTAGCATTATCCATATGTTTAGAAATGTTAGCCCAATGTAATGTTGCCATATGGTCTATAAATGCAGCATCATTA